GGCCGTCAAAGAAGGCGAAACTTCTGCCTGGAAGATAACGAACAACAATAGCGCTCTCGAAGTGACTGGGGGTACGAGCGCGACGACTCGCGACGTGCGTATCATCGCGTGCACAACCCAACTGCCAGTTGATGTCCAAAAGGCCATCAAACAAACAGCCGACGTCACGCTCGTGGGCACGAATTCGAATCCATTCGTGTCAATTTCGACAACAGCAGCAAAGTTACCCGTGCGTTTTGACCAACCAACCGGTGCTGTGGATGTGCGCGTCACTAACACCCCGCTTCCAGTCACCGGACTTAGTTCAGCGAATGGCGTCTTGCGTTGTGTGGCCAATTTTACGCTGTTGAGATATGAACCATACGGGATCGCCACTTACTTTTGGGGCATTTTTCGCACGAGTGAAAACTACGGCGTGGCTAATGAAACAATCGATGCCGCGTTGCGACGATTGGGTTTTACCGGGTCGGACGGAAAAGCTATCGTTGATTTTACGATGCGCTTCAAAGCAAACCACGTGGGCTTTTCCGATGACAATGCAGCACGAAAACCCTATGCGACGATTGAGAGAATGTCTTTCCTATATCAAGGTAGCTCGGATTATGCCAACCCGATCCTAAAAGTCAGTGTCGGACAGATCCCTAAAGACGTATTGAGCCTAGGTGGAAATGGCCCGCTGTCGGTGCTCTGCGCCGGCAACCAAACAACTTTCTACAATCGCAACAATTGCGAGTTGATCGTTGAATGTGAACGACTGTGACTAGATAAAAGCTTTGGGGTTTTAGTAAATAGTAAATCGTTAATAACAATAGTTTCAAAAACAGTGGGTTTGGGTATTAAATTCATAACAAACATGGGACGCAGGACAATCAAACTTGGGAGGAGAAGCAATGCACTTGGCCAGGGACGGGGTCTGCGGTCAGCGTTTAAAGCGAGGGCGTTGTTGAATGAAAAGCACACCGCTGTGGTTTCCCTTCCTTTTATTCCGGATTCAAATGACCCGATCGTCGAGGGTTCAACCAACACGATGCAAGCGTTCCGCTTGACGACCGATGACTTGTTTAGCTATGCACCGCGTATTGGTGACGCGCTCAAATACAACAACGCGCGTCTCATAATGTGTATGATTTCTTCAGTGGCATCAGCTAGCTTGTCGACGGTTGGTAATCATGCCGCTTGGGCCCTCTTCGATCAACAATATGCATCTTGGCCTGAAACTGGTTCAACCGCTGAAAATGATGCCGCGATCGAGACCGTGTTGACGGTCATGCAGCAAACGGGACAATTTAAACTAGGTAGTGCGACGACGAGGCTGGAATTCCCTGTATCAATTCCTCGCAACATTAAATCATTCAATTTCCAGGACGTCGAGCCAGTCGCTGAAGGAGATGTTTATGATCCGACGACTGTAATGAAGATCGTTCGCATCTTCCCGAAAGGCGCGCCGCCCGTAACGAACGTCAACATCGAAGTTGAATTTAGTGGTTTGAGCGGCATAAATACGCCCAACGCACCATTCAAGCATCCGGCACAA